CTATCATGTTTCCACATGAAGGATTCAGGTGCGAAACAAGCATCAAGTGCACTAATGCTGTAACGACACATGTGACTGTATTTTACGCATAGGGGTTTAAATGGCTTATTCAGGCACTCAAACCTTTAACCTCTCAATAGATGAAATTATAGAGGAAGCACTAGAGCGTTGCCAATTGGAGGCGCGCAGTGGCTATGATCTAAAGACAGCAAAAAGATCCTTAAACCTTATGTTTGCGGAATGGGCAAACCGTGGGTTAAATCTATGGACTGTTGCCTATGCCACGCAGACACTGACAGCTGGAACAAACTTTTACGGGGTTGACCAAAAGGTCGTTGACATCTTGGACGCGACAATCACAACCACAACTGGCGCAACTGCAAACCTGGAAGGAGACAGCAGTACTACTGATGTTTCTGTTGCTAGAATTTCACGCGAAGAATTCATGAATCTTACCAGAAAGGAGAAATCATCAACTGGGGACGCAAGACCTACACAGTGGGCCCTGATTCCTGGAACGGTTACAACTGGAGGATCTTCCTCTAGTGGTCGACCGGAATATGACATGACCCTTTTCCTATATCCAAGCCCAAACAAGGCTTACATTTTCAAGTATTTCTATATTGGAAGAATACAGGATGCCGGTGATTACGTTAATAACGCCGATGTCCCATTCTATTTTCTTCCGTGTTTGACTGCGGGATTGGCTTACTATATAAGCTTAAAGAGGGCACCAATGCTAAGTGCAAACTTAAAAGCGGTGTATGACGAGGAATTTAAACGCGCTGCTGAAAATGACCGTGAACGAACGTCGTTCAGGGTTGAACCGGCACAAGCCTACATACCATAGGAGGTAATATGGTTAAATGTGAAAAATGCGGTCCTGAATGCAATTGTGGAGACAATTGTGAATGTCAAGACTGCGAATGTAAAAAGGAGGAATAATGAGCAATCCAAACTGGAATAAAGACACTAATACCGGAAGAAGTTCCAAAGGCGGAGTAAAGGGAAACTGGAGTGATAGAGGAACTAATTCTGTTCCTGAAGCCAAGGCTAAGGAAAAGGCAAAATCTGTTTCACTGTCCAAAGGAACTGTTTCTGGCACTGTGCAAAGCATGGGTGCGGCCACTAAAGGTGGTAAGTATCATTGGGTAGGATCTAAAGATTCTAAGTGGTAGGATAAATGGCGTACTCTAAAGGAAAATACGCTAAGTCTATCTCTGACCGTAGTGGAATGGAATTTCCCTACAAGGAAATGGTAAAGGAATGGAATGGTGCGCGTGTTCATAGAAGTGAATTTGAACCCAAGACAGCACAGGACCATCCCCGTAAGCATTCTGCTGACAAGGAAGCACTACAATACGCTAGAACGGATAGGGATGAAAGTGAAGTGGAACATAAACTTCCTCTAAACCCCTTTAGGTTTACGGCAAGTAGCACAACAATATCAGTTTTTGAACCTGGCCATGGACGGTCAAGCAGTGATACTGTAAGGTTCAGGGACGTCAGAGGACATATATTTGGAGCTGATGTAGATGAGTTGGAAGATTCTGATGGATATAGCATTACAAAAACAGATGATGATTTTTATACCTTTGCAGTTTCAACAGCTGCAGGAACAACAGGCAGTGGTGGAGGAGGATATGCCTCTTCTGGTCCGGCAACATTGAGTGCATAATGACAACATACGCTGAATTAACAACGCAGATTTTAAATTACACGGAAACAAGCACTGATGTGCTTACATCCACAATAACGGACGACTTTATAGAACATACAGAGAACAGGATATTAAGGGAAGCTGATATTGATGCGTTTAAGTCTCATCAGTATTCAGCCTTAACGTCGAGCAATCCTTTCTTATCTCTTCCTGGCGCATCGGGAATTGGTGCAACTCCAACATCATTAGCTACAATAAGAACAGTACATATTTATCCTGCTTCAGGAACAGCAACAAGAGATTTCTTAGAACAACGAGACATTAGTTTCATGAATGAATACTGGCCAGTTCGTACATCGACAGGAACTCCAAAATATTGGTCCTGGTGGGACGAGGACACAATTTATGTTGCGCCAACACCAGATGCAGCATATAATATAGAGATAGGAATCACTAGATTACCAACAAGACTGTCCAGTTCCAACACAACTTCATGGTTGGGGAACAATGCCCCATCGGCGTTGCTTTACGGAAGTCTTGCAGAAGCCTTCAAATTCTTGAAGGGACCAGCGGAAATGCTGCAATTATATGAACAATCATATCAACGTGCCATTCAGGAGTTGATAATCGAACAACAAGGAAAGCACCGAAGAGATGAGTACATGCATGGGGAACTAAAAATACCAGGCATGCAAACACAACAAAAATCCATAGGAGGATAAGACATGGCAATAACCCAAGCTGTTTGTACCAGTTTTAAGCAGGAGATTCTCGTTGAAGGTCATGATTTCACGGCTACAACAGGGGACACTTTTAAAATTGCATTGTATTCTAGCTCGGCTACTCTAAGCGCTTCAACAACTGCTTATTCCGCTACAAACGAAGTTTCTAATTCAGGAACCTACACGGCTGGAGGTGGTTCATTGACAGCAGTGACCCCAACTACAAGTGGAACAACTGCTCTTTGCGATTTTTCTGATATATCTTTTACATCAGCAACAATCACTGCACGCGGTGCATTAATTTATAATAGTAATGCTTCTAATAAGGCTGTAGTTGTTCTGGACTTTGGTGGCGACAAGACGTCAACAAGCGGAACGTTTACAATTGCGTTTCCGGCAGCAGATGCAAGCAATGCTATTCTAAGACTAGCGTAAGGAGTTTCAATGGCGCTAAAGCTGAATGATAGAGTCAAGGAAACTTCGACAACAACGGGAACAGGCACGCTTGATCTGAGCGGCGCTGTTACAGCATTTGAGACATTCGTTGCGGGAATCGGGGATGGCAATACGACATACTACGCCATTGTCAACCGTGACGAGGACGAATGGGAAGTTGGCCTTGGAACCGTAACAGACGCGTCAACGGATACACTAGCAAGAACAACAGTTATTTCAAGCTCGAACAGCGATTCCGCTGTTGATTTCAGTGCTGGCACGAAGGACGTATTTTGCACCTTGCCGGCAAGCAAGATTGCTTCCCTCGATACAAATAATAATTTAACAATTGGAACAGGATCCGCAGGCGTTGATTATACATTAACGTTTGACGGTGCTGATGCCGACGGCGTACTAACATGGATGGAGGATGAGGATTACTTTAAATTCTCTGATGACATTTTAATAAATAGTACAGAAAAAATTCAATTTTATGATACTGGTTTATATATTTATTCATCTACGGATGGTCAATTAGACATTGTTGCAGATACAGAAGTACAAATAGCCGCAACTACAATAGACATTAATGGTGCTGTTGCATTAAATGGTGCCATTACTGGTGCCACTGATATTACTTTATCGGGTGAGTTAGACGCAGCAACATTGGATATATCCGGTAATGCGGATATTGATGGAACTTTAGAAACAGATGCTCTTAGTATTGCGAGTACAACAGTAACAACTACTGCAGCCGAAATAAATTTAATTGATGGAGGTACTGCAAGAGGCACTACTGCTGTTGCAGATGGAGATGGTATTCTCATTAATGACGATGGCACAATGAGAATGACTACTGTGCAGACTGTTTCTACATATATGGCTGCTGAAAGTGTTGGTGGCGGTAATATAGTAACAGTTGGTGCTTTAGATAGTGGTTCCATAACTTCAGGTTTCGGGGCAATAGATAACGGAACTTCCGGAATACGAACTAACACATTCACGGCAGAAACTTCACTCGTACCGGATGCTTCAGGCGGAGCAGATATTGGAACAGCCGCTTTAGAATGGGGAGATATATATGTTGCCGATGACAAATACATTCAATTTGGCTCAGACCAAAATATTCTTATAGGATATGATGAAACAACAACTGATACTTTAAAAATTGCGGCGACCGAAGGAGCGGGCCTAGCCATTACCTTAATGGCTGATGAGGGTGATGATGCGGGAGATGAATGGAAATTAAATGTAGCTGACGGTGGCACTATTACTCTTGGTAACGATATTAATTCCGCAGGAACTTTTGTAACTCATTTAACACTTACACCAAATTCAACAGTAACAAGCTCATTGGCAACTTTCGCAGGGGAAGTTCAAATGGTTACCCTTGATATTGGGGGAACTAATGTAACAACTACTGCGGCTGAGATTAACTTAATTGATGGCGGTACTTCAAGAGGCACTACCGCTGTAGCAAGCGGTGACGGAATACTCATCAATGATGGTGGTACAATGGCAATGACTAATGTTGATACAGTATCAACTTATTTTGCAAGTCATAGTGTTGGCGGCGGTAACATTGTTACAACTGGTGCATTGGATTCAGGTTCCATAACTTCAGGTTTTGGAGCAATAGATAATGGTACTTCCGGAATACGAACTGACACATTCACAGCGGAAACGTCAATTATTCCCGATGCTTCTGGTGGTGCTGATTTAGGTTCTGCTAGTGCTGAATGGGGTGATTTTTATATCGCCGATGATAAGTATATTCAATTTGGCTCAGACCAAAATGTTCTTGTAGGATATGATGAAACAACAACTGATTCCTTAAAAATTGCAGCAACTGAAGGTGCGGGACTAGCCATTACCTTAATGGCTGATGAAGGCGATGACGCAGGAGATGAATGGAAATTAAACGTCGCTGACGGGGGTACCATTACTCTTGGTAATGACATTAATTCAGCGGGAACATACGTAACCCATTTAACGCTCACGCCGAATTCAACAGTAACAAGTTCATTGGCAACTTTTGCGGGTGAAGTTCAAATGGTTACCCTTGATATAGGTGGAACGAATGTAACATCAACGGCGGCTGAACTGAATATTCTTGATGGAGTAACTTCAACAGCAACAGAATTAAACTATTCAGATTTAACAACACTGGGAACAAGTGCGGCATCAAAAGTATTATCAGCAGATTCAAACAACCTAACAAAAATAACAGGTGGTGTGTACTTGGAAGAAGATACATTGACCTTTGACACTACGCAGGATTGGGATGTACGGGCATCGCCAGTTGCACAAGTAACACTGACAGGTAATGTGACCTTTGATTTACCTTCTAATCCTACAACAGGACAGTATATTTCTATTCTTTGTATACAGGATGGAACAGGTTCAAGGACAATTGCTTGGAACGCCGCTTTTGAATTTACAGGTGGTACTGCTCCAACGGCCACTACAACGGCAGCCAAGGGTGATTTATTTACCTTTAGATATCACAATTCACATTGGATAGAAGTTGGAAGAAACCTTAACTTAACAAGGGCTTAATATGGCATTCTTAATAGGTGGAGCTAATTCGGCAGCAGATACAGGATATAATGTAACTAACGGAGTTAGGTGTACAATAGCAGACCGCCCTACTTTAAAGAGAGACTTAGACACAGCTACTGATATTGATAAATTTACAGTAAGCTTTTGGTTTAAGCCTCATACTTCCACAACTGATGCTTCCCTAGACAGCAGAGTTGCACAACAAATTTGGGGAAGTTTAGACGGAAGTGGTAATAATATTGGGTATCTTCACTATTCAGATGCATCCAATGCACAATTTACCTTTTTTGATACTCTTTCAGGCACAAATCCCAATATAAATTGGTCACCACTTTATCGTGATTTTAGTGCTTGGTATCATATTGTTTTAGTTGGTGATACTTCACAGGGAACGGATACAAATAGAGTAAAACTATATGTAAATAACACTCAAATAACGGCAACGGATAGTGCAACTTGGCCTGACCAAAATGATGATTGGTCTTTTGGTAACGCCAGTAACTCGCATTTATGGTTTGATGGAACTGTTGGTAAAACTGCTTGGTATGAAAACACGCCTTGTGATTCATCATTCGCTGAACTTGCTTTTGTTGATGGCTCTGCTTTAACTCCATCATCATTTGGAGAAGCAGATGAGGATAGTGGAATATGGAAACCCAAGAGTCCGGATGTTACTTGGGGGAACAACGGACACTTTATGGAACTTAAAGAATCAGGCACAGGAACTGCCGGAACAGGAACAATAGGTGCTGACACTTCTGGAAATGATAATCATTTTACAAGCGACAGTCTTGCCGCAAAACATATGATTACAGACACGCCAACGAATAATTTTGCTACAATGAACCCATTAATGAGTGGCGCGACATTAGCAGAGGGTAATTTACAAGTTAGTGGAACTTTTACTAGTAAAAGTTCAATAGCTATGCAAAATGGGAAATGGTATATAGAACTAAAGTGTACTAATGATAATGACTATAATCCCCAATCAGGCATAGGGCAAGTTGGTTATGATGCTGTAGATAATCATGCTGCTACTGATTATCCAGGCAATTTTACAGATAGTTACAGTTATAGGAGAGATGGATATGTTTATGCTAATGGTTCAAATACACAAACAGGTGGAACAGTTGTTGCTCAAAATGAGATAGTTGGATTTGCGATTGATTTAGATAGTGGAACAAAAACAATTAAATATTATGTGGAAGGAAGTTTAACTAAAACAGAAAATCTTTCTGAAACTAAATCCAATCCTTATGTATTTATGACTTATGCTTCTGGTTCACAAGCTGGAGAAGGTCAGGTTAATTTTGGAAATCCTGTACATTCAATATCAAGTGGCAATGCGGATGCCAACGGATACGGAAACTTTGAATTCGCAGTACCTAGTGGCTACTATGCCCTTTGCACCAAGAACCTAGCGGAGTATGGATAATGGCTTATACAACAATAGATGACCCATCAGCACATTTTCATATTCAATTATATACTGGTAATGCAGATGCAAATGCTATTACCAATGACGCTAATGCAGGAGATTTTGCACCAGATTTAATTTGGATGAAGAATAGAGAAATTTCTGCCGCTCACGGTTTGTATGATTCAACCAGAGGAACTGGTACATCTAAATCATTGAAATCAGATGAAGATGCTGCAGAAGGTGATGCATCGGGAAATATGAACTTGACAGCTTTTAGTTCTGATGGTTTTAGCTTGGGAGCTACTTCTGGAACAAATCAAATTAATTATGCAGATGATGGTCACGTAGCATGGCAATGGAAAGCTAATGGCGGTTCAACATCATCTGTAAGTGCGAGTGGAAGCGGTGCATCACAAATTTTAGCAAGTACACACCAAGCAAATACAACAGCGGGATTTTCAATAATTCTTTATACAGGAACAGGAGCAACAGCAACAGTATCGCACGGTCTTGGTGCAGTTCCAGATGTTCTTTTATTCAAGGAAAGAAGCACAGTAAATAACTGGTATATGTATCATAGTGCCAATACAGCGGCACCAGAAACGGATTACTTGGTTTTAGATACTACTGATGCAACTACTGATTTTCTTATTTGGAATGACACAGCACCAACATCAACAGTATGTTCATTAAGTAATTCGGGAGTTCACGGTGATACTGAAACATTTGTATGCTATGCTTGGAGGGAAATACAAGGCTACTCAAAATTTGGTGGGTATACAGGCAACGGAAATGCAGACGGCCCATTTGTTTATACAGGATTTAAACCAGCTTATCTTCTGTATAAAAATGTAGACAGCGTATCAAATTGGGTAATAAGAGATAACAAAAGAACAACAACTGGAGGAACAAATCCAAATGGAACAGTTTTATTAGCTAATGGGGCTAATGCTGAAAGTGTAAATGATAGTGCAACTGTAATTGATTTATTATCTAATGGTTTTAAAATTAGAAATACTGAAAATAATGATAATACAAGCGGTGATAATTATTTATATATGGCATTCGCAGAACAACCATTTGTAACATCAGGGGGAGTACCGTGCACGGCAAAATAATTAAGGAGGAGAAATGTACGCTTTAGTAGAAGATAACACAATAACAAAAACCTATAATAATCCTAGGGGGATGACGATAGGTGACGTTCAGTATCCCCAGAACATTCACAGTCTGTGGCCGGAAGCAGATTTAAATGCCATAGGCATCTATTCGGTTGTTTATGATGATACCAATAAAAGGGATGAGAAATGGTACACTAATACCAACCAGACCCTAGCCTTTGCAGGGGGAGTCGTAACGGCAACATATGGCACGGCTGTTGCTAAAGCCATTGCGGATAGAAATGAGGTTGATGGAGATGACAACCCAATACTAGATGATAATGGAAATCAAGTTGTTACTAAAGGCTTAAAGACAGTTAAAAAGGAACTATTCGACAGACAGGCGGCAGGACTTCTTGCAAAATATGACTGGTATGTTATACGTAACACGGAAGCCGGAACGTCAATACCCAGTGCCATAACGGATTACAGGACGGCCGTGAGGGCCAAGTGCAATTCAATGCAGGCACAGGTGGACGGTGCGGCGGACGTGGACGCTTTGGCGGCTTTGTTTACTTATACAATAACGGACGGTGTACAAAGCAAGCCACTTGGCGAATGGCCAACGGATCCAAATGGGTAACAGATGCTTCTAGGACACACAGCATTCGCGGAGCAGGCATTCCAGGACGCAATGCTGAGCGTGGTGCATAACCTTTCATTCACGGAAGGTGGAAATGCAGCAACATTCAGCATCGGCACGGAAACGGTTACCGGTTCGGCACCCGTGGACGCGACAGGAAATTATGCAACGTTCAGCATTGGAGACGAGACGGCATTCGGGGAGGCATTCCAGACCTTGATCACCCTGAGCGTGAATGACGTGGATCTTACTTTGTGGAACGAGACGGATGACAGCCAGACAGTAGATTGGACGGAAGTTGATGACAGCCAGACGGCGTCTTTGACGGAAATTGATTAGATAAGGAGGAACTAAAAATGGCATCGACATATTCAGGCACCCTGAACCTTGAGCTCCAGACAACGGGGGAGAACGCCGCGACTTGGGGTACAATAACAAATAACAATTTGCAAAAGCTGGAATCGGCTATCAAGGGATACGTCTCTGTCGCAATAGCGAGCACAACGGATTCCCTGACGGCAACGGACGGAACAACAGCGGATGAAACAAGCAACGCAATCATAAAACTGACGGGAACGCTGACGGGCAACACAACCATGCAGTGCGAGGCGGTGGAGAACTGGTACATTGTTGACAATGCGGCGACCATGGGAACATACACTCTTAACTTCAAGCCGGCTGGTGGAACAGGAACAACTGATGGACTTATAGCAGGATCAAAACACTTACTGTACACGGACGGATCGACGATGTTCGACGTCTTGGACGATGCGGGAAATATCACGGCCAACGGAACACTGGACGTGGCGGGAGCCGTTAATTTTAATGGTGGTGCTTTTACTTTTAATGAAGCATCGGCGAACGACCTTGATTTCAGGATTGAATCCGCCTCTTACACGCATGCCTTCTTTGTTGACGGCAGCGCGGACACGATTGGCATTAACCAGTCTTCCCCTTCATTTACACTGGATATTGTCGGCAGCCTCAAGGCAACAGGGAATGTTGAATTTGACGGCGGATCTTTCATATTCAATAATGCATCAGCGGACCTTGACTACAGGATTGAAAGCAACGGGGACGCGAATAATTTTGTCTCGGACGGCGGAACTGACAGGGTCGGCATTGGCGTGCTCGCTCCGGCGGCAAAGCTGGAGATAAACCAGAACAGCGCATCGGGAGCCGTTCCCTGCCTGTTGCTCGACCAGGATGACGAGGACAAGCCTTTCATCAAGTTCGATGGAACAAGCGCCTCTGACCAAAGCACGAACGTTACAACGGACACAAGCGTGGGATCATTGACGGGACACGTTCTCGTGGATGTCGGTGGAACCAGTTACTGGATGCCGTTTTACGCAACAAACTAGGAGTTAAATGCCACTAGCCAAGATACAGATACGGCCGGGAATCGACAAGCAGCGAACCGAATACGGTGCCGAGGGAACGTGGATAGACGGTGATAACGTCCGCTTTCGTTCCGGATTGCCCGAAAAGATTGGCGGATGGCTGAAGATCACAAGCGATGCCCTTATAGGGGCGACGCGTGCCCTTTTGACATGGGTTGATCTGGACGGTGTCAAGTACACGATGTTCGGAACCAACAAGAAGCTCTACGTCTATTCGGATATACTGGCGGACAAGTACTATGATGCCACTCCAACGCGTGGAACAGGAAGCATTACCCAGTTTAACACAACCAGTGGATCGACGACCATCACCGTGACGGATGGGTCCCATGGCGCACGTGTTGGGGACTACGTGACGATTTCCAGTGTCAGCGCGGACGTTGGCGGCGTTACGCAGGCCAACCTGCAGAACGAATTTGAAATACTTACATTGCTTGACACGTCAAGCCCGGCGGTTGTAACCGCCAACACGTTCACGATCACTTCGCCTGCGGCGGCAACGTCAACGGCAAGTGGCGCGACGGCGACGGCGACATACAAGATTAGATCCGGTCCTGCCACGTCCATCTATGGATATGGCTGGGGCATGGGAGTGTGGAACCAGACTGAATGGGGCGATTCTCGTGAGGATATTACAGCGTCGCCTGCTGTTCTTGAATCCGGAAAATGGAGTTTGGACAACTGGGGCGAGGACGCCCTAGCGTGCCAGTTAAATGGAGGACTGTACACGTGGGATACATCATCAGGACTCAGCGGCAACCTGGCAACGGTTCTGAGCAACGCGCCAACGACAAACAGGATCATGCTGATCTCGGGTGATGACCGGCACGTCATTCTGTTCGGAACGGAAACAACAATCGCGACCAGCTCAACGCAGGACAACATGTTCATACGCTGGTGCGACCAGGAAAACAACAACACGTGGACGCCGACTGCGACCAACACGGCCGGCTCACAGCGATTGACAAGGGGAAGCCAGATCATGGCGGCGGTCAGGAGCAGGGGCGTAATCCTTGTTTTCACCGACACCTCCCTCTACCAGATGCAGTTCATTGGCCCACCGTTTACGTTTGGTTTCAAGCTCATCGCCGACAATTGCGGTGCAGTGGGAATGAACGCCGCGATTGATATTGGCGGAAGGGTGTTCTGGATGGGTAAGGAATCATTCTTCGTGTTCGACGGGGCAGTCAAGAAACTTGACTGCACAGTGCAGGATCATGTGTTCGATGACATCGAGCCAATTGCGCAGCAGGACGTATTTTGTTCCACCCTTTCCGACTTTGGAGAGGTGATGTGGTTCTATCCGTCAAGTGATTCCGTGCAGCTGGACAAGCAGGTAACATACAACTACCAGGAAAATTCCTGGCACGTTGGCTCACTGGCAAGAAGCGCGTGGGCGGACCGCAGCGCATACAATAATCCATACGCGGCGGAATACGACGCGGATGACACGACCACTCCAATTCCAACCGTGTACGGGGCGACGGCGGGAAGGACATTTTTCTACAAGCATGAGTTCGGGAAGGACGCCGACGGCAGCGCGATGACATCCTACATAGAGTCAGCTGACGTTGATCTTGAGGACGGCGAAAAAATGATGTCGATTAAAAGATTCATACCCGACTTCAAGAACCTGTCGGGATCGGTTGACCTGACACTCAAGTTTCGCGACTATCCATCATCAACCCAAAGGACAAACGGACCGTATGAGATTACGACCTCAACGGACAAGATTGACACACGCGCACGGGGACGACAGGCCGCTCTCAGGATTGAAAGCGACGCCACAGGCGACGACTGGAGGTTCGGAACTTTCCGCGCTGAAGTCAGGCCGGACGGGGGCAGATAATGGACATAGAAAAAAAACCAATGAAAGGACATTACCTGATGTATAACCAGGACACCCTCATAAAAGTCGCGCGCATCATCAAGCCCGAAGGGGACCTGACGGACGAGGATCTGGAAAAGGCGAAGGAGTACATTACCAATGTCAAAGATTGATCAACCAGTACTGCCGCAGTCGTATGAGAACAGGGTGGACCCCGATCAGTTCAACAAACTGGTCGAGGCGCTTGATCAGGTAATCAAGGCACTGAATTCCACCTACACTCCGGAGCAGCTCCGTGAGGAACAGGAACGACTGGCATGGTACATAGGACAGTAGATGGCGCACAATTACGTAACAAAAAGATATAACCTGTCAACAACGAGCGCGACGACCCTTTATACGGTTCCGGATGAAAAGACGGCTTTTCTTAACAGTTTCAGGTATTCTGAAACTTCAAACAACGCAACGACCCTTACAATCACAATTACGGATTCCAGTGCGAACGTGTTTTCTGTTATAACTGCAGCAACAATTAGTGCCTTGGTGGAAACGGACATTTTTGCTAGAAATTTAATTTTAAATGAAGGGGATATTATCAAAGCCACCGCCGGTGACTCCAATAGGTTAACACTGCATTTATCCATTTTGGAAAGGGACCAGGGAGTCAACAACAAGTTCATCGCCAAGCGAAATGATTATACAACAACTGATACGGTAACAGTTTACACCGTTCCGACGGCCAAGAAGGCCATAGTTAGTTCGGTATTAATTCATAATGATGATACAAGCAACGCCTCGGGTACCACTTATGTAAAATTCAATGATTCAAGTGATACTGCTTTTATTTATTTAGGGGGGACAGTAGCTGCTGGTTTAGCTGCCGAGTTTTGTGCGCGTCCTCAAGTCATGGATGAAAGTGAATATATCACATTTCATCCGGGATCAGCGAATGATCTTCACTCCCATTTTTCAATACTTGAGATAGGGAACCCTGGATAATAATAATAATTCTTGCAAGGAGGACAAAAAATGACTATAAAAGAGGACATAATCGTGACAGCCGGAAAGACTATAATCACGGCACCCGACGTGGAAACTAATACCACCGTCAAGCACGCCACAACAGGGGAGGTTTACGCCAGTGAAGAGGATGCGCAAACCGACATCAACAACCCTGCGACTGATACCACAGAAAATGACATAAGGAGGGACGTCGCGATCAGCGTGAACAAGTTACCTGGCATATTCGGCGGAACATCATAGGGAGAAAACAAAATGGTTTATGACGATAGAATAATGAGAATGGCAGGTTCTGTCCCTCAAAGAGTACGGCCGGGCGACAGTCGTCCCAACATAGGATTTGATCGTGCGGGACCAGCAAGAAGGGAACCAGCGACATACCTGAATATGGGTGACAGAACATATAATCAACCAGGCTTTGAAAGACCAATGACAAATGTACCTGTAGGGAGTCCAAACATAGGACGTGATCGTATGGGTGGTATATTCGGAGGTCAAGGGGCATCCGGCGCGAATGATATGGTTAATGCAATGCTGGGTGGAATGAACACATCACGATTGTGGGGAGGACCTCAATGGCCACCAAGACCAGGAGATCCATTTCCACCACCATTTCCAGATCCATTTCCACCACCATTTCCAGATCCATCCGAGCCACCTTGGGGTGGACCCTTTGATGTAGCAGGACTGTCTGACATGAGCACGACAGACCGTAACAGAACAATACAATTGATATGGAAAAACTTAAATGATCCTAATCACCCACTTGGACAGGGTGGTACTGGAATACAGCCTGCTGGTGATGAACTGTTGAGAATATTTGATCAGTTAATGGCATCATAATAATGGGATTCCTAAGCAAACTACTTAAGAAGGCGAAACCGTTTCTGCCATTCCTTCTACCTATGGTTGGATCAGGCATTATGGGAAGCGCTAAATTGGCGAGTCTGTTGGGCCAAGGTGGAAAGTTAGGTTGGCTTGGAAGTGCGTTTAGTGGAATGAACCCCATGGCGAGGAACATGCTTATGCAGTCAGCCATGGGATACGGAACGGCGGCGCTGAGCGGATCAAAAAGGCCAGGCAAGGCGGCGATGTACGCAGGACTTGCGTCAATTCCGTTCTCCTACATGAGCGCTGCGCAAGGCGCGAACGCATACAACCAGCAATTTGCCGATGTAATTCCCGAAGAGATGGGAGTAACAGGACGAAGATGGATGGGAACTAGAACGCCGTCAGGAGCGGCTGGAGGACCTTATGCCCCTGGAATAGGGGGAAAAAGGTGGGAAGATATAACAGGAATGGTTCCAAAAAAGGGTTACGAATTTCAAAAAATGACCCCTTGGGATGTCTTAAAAGGAAGTTATACCAAACCTTCCGCTATTCCTGGTGAAAAACCAATAGATTTAACTGCACTTACAGGTGGGGAACTTCCTGGAGCGGACATATTCTCCAAGACTACACCGTTGAAACAAGTGTATGACCCTCAGTCAGGCGCTTCTGTGTTCACCGGCGGAGAACAAGTGGCCAACTGGCTACCGACGGCGGCCTCACAGGCTGCGGCACTCTACGGCGGAAGAATGACGCCGGAAGAGGAATGGGAAGAGTCACAAAAGAAAAGAAAAAAAGAACTGGCATGGATGTACGGAGTCCCTGAAGAGATGATCGAAGGGGAAATGACAAACCCGTGGGCGACTGGTGGCGGATTCTGGAACAAGGGTGGCATAGCGTCATTGGAAAATGGCGGCGGTGTCAGTGGACCGGGAACTGGAACATCGGATTCAATCAATGCGAACCTGTCTGACGGTGAGTTCGTGATGACTGCAAAGGCAGTCGAAAACCTGGGTGGTGGGGATCGCTACGCAGGGGCTAGACAAATGTACGACCTTATGAACGTACTCGATCCCGAATCAGAAACCATGTCGGAGGTAATATAATGGCAGGCGCAGCATTAAGGGGAATGGGAAAAGTCCTTAAAAAACATTTAAAAAAAGCACCAGTGCTTGGTAAAAGAGTAAAAGGAGCTTATCCAGCAATTAAACCCAGTGAAGCTTTAGGAATTAAACAACCTAAAGGAATTGCTGGAACGAGGATAGCAGAAAAAGCAAGACCAATAATACCAGAAATCAAGAAAACTACGAGAGACATTGGTAAGGGAGCTATCATTGCAGGTGTAGCATATGCAGCTGGAAAGGCTAAAGCTAAAAAAGAAGCCAAGTCTAAAGAGGATAAACAAAAGTTAAAAGAAGCCCTGAAGAGGCAACAAAAAGAAACCAAGGAGAAACGTGAAAAATACGGGAAGCACCATGGGTAGATAATGGAATGGAGGTTCTTGGAACCTAACGACTTCGAGTGGATGATGTATGTATCCAAGGAGCACCATGAGGAGTCAGACTGGAGCGAGGTTGAATATGATAAGAAGAAGGTGGCGAGATACATAGACACCGCAACCAATGATCCAAACTATTTCGGGATCGTTGCACTGAAGGATGAAGAGAGGATTGGGTTCATGGTTGGAAGGCTGTTGGAATACAACTTCAGCCGTGAGAAGTTTGCAAGGGAGCTTGAACTATATGTTGAACCCACGAAGCGAAACGGAATGGAAGGTATATTTATGATGAGAAAATTTATGGACTGGGCTAAGATTAACGGCGCACTGGAAGTGTACTTCGAGCCACGCCTTTCGGACAATGAGACAAACAAATTTAAGGCGATGGCAAAACGCCTAGGTATGGAACATTTTGCGAACGCTTATAGGAGAAAATTATGAGTTTTGGAGGCGGTGAAAGCCCAAGTGGCACGACATTCCAGACACAGTTTACAAGAGACGCACCACAGATAGAAGCGGCGAAGATGGGGTTGATGGGCACTGCCCAGCAGTATGCCCGCTT